CCTATTTCGGAAGTAGGGAGAAAAGAAAAATGAGAAGCAAACTTTTACAGCAAGTCGATCCGCGCACGGCGATCGCCCCGCAACTCGTGACCCTCGTCTCGGGCGCGAAGACCATCACCGGGGATCCGGTGCTCCGCGTCACGGACGAGGTCGCGCTCGGCAACGCCCGCTCCGCCCTCATCGTGTTCCAGGCCTCGGTTTCCTCGGGCGCGGACATGGTAATCACCCCGGAGATCCACGAGTCCGACGCCTCGGGTTCCGGGTTCGCCGCGATCACTCCGACCGCGACGTTGCCGACCCTCACCATTACGAGCGTCGCCGGAGGCTTGCAGAAAATCTTCCTTCGGCTCAACGGAATGAAGGCGTACATGAAGCTCGTCTTGAAGTTCGCGGGAACCGATACCGATACCGCTACCGTTTCGGCTTCGATCATTCTCGGGGACGGAAGCGTCGAGTCATTGCCGAGGGGCACGGTGCCCACGGTCTACGCGAAAGCGTAAGCGAAACAAGAAGAAAAAGGAGAACGAACCATGGCGTTGATAGCGAATGCGCTAACCACAATAGAACACGCAAAGCTTTCAGCTGGCGTTTTTGTAGCGACCTACGACGCCTGGTTCGAACTCTATATCAATCGCATCTCGACGAAGATCTTGAACATTCTCGGACGAAAACTGAAGTTCGGCGAGTACTCCGAGATTCTTTCAGGCACAGGCCGGCAACTTTTGATCCTCGCAGAGTGGCCCATCTCGAGCGTGACGGAAGTGACGCTTGACGGCGCGGTGCTCACGGTTGACGTGGATTATAGGCTCGACGACCAGGACAAGGCCATGGGTGCCTTGTACCGGGGCGAGGGCTGGTCTACCTCGGTCTACACGCAAGGGCTCGCGGGCGACGTGGTCGCGGCCACGCGCGGGATCGAAGTTACCTACGAAGCGGGGTACTATTTCCCCGGTGACGAGGATTATGAAGAAGGTGCGGCGGATTCTCTTCCTCTTGATCTTCAAGGGCTCGTGGACGAACTTATCGCCGCCGAGTTTTTGAGAATGAAGACGGAGACGCAGGGCCTCAAGAGCTACAGCGAAGGGGGCCTTTCGATGTCCTGGGCGGACACTTCGGCATCCGGGGTGGGTTTTAGCGAGGCGCAAACGGACGTTCTCGCGAAGTACGAAAGGGGGCCCGCGCTTGCGTAAGGAATTGGGCCTCCGAGGCGCGCGGGGTGGGTTGCTCCTTCTCGCTTCCGCGCCGAGGAGGTTTTTGTGATACAGAACGCGACCCTGGCGATTTTCTCTCCTCTTGTGACCAAGAACTCGGAAGGAACGACCATCAAGTTTTGGTCATACAAAGGACTCTTTGGGGGAGTGTGGGACGATGAGGAAACCTGGGACGATACGTTGCGCTTCGGCGACGGGCCTTCTTCGTCTTCTCGGTGCGATGTTCAAGCAGGCTCCTTCACGCAAGCACAGCTCGAGGCGTGGGGGATTTCCACGAAGCAGAGCGATATCAAGAAAGCGTTTCTCGAGAATCTCTCGGATCTCGTTATTTTGAACCGCGTGTCGGTTCTCTCGGATTTTGACGCGACTTTGAAGTATTATGAAATCCGCGCCGTGAACCGCTGGCCAATTCACGCGGAAATAGTTCTTGTTCCCGTGCAGGGGGAAGCATGACCACGGAGCAGTCGAAAGCGGCAATGAACGAACAGCTCAAGCAAGCGAAAGCGCAAGCGCAGGCGCATGCGACGAAGGTGCGTTTCGCGATGCAAAAAGCCGTTTTGAAATGCTGTCTTCTCCTCGAGAACAAGGTGAAAGAGATGATGACCAATACCAAAACGGCGCTCGAGTACGAGAACCCGGTCACGGGGAATTGGGTCGTAAATGACGTTCCGCGAAGTCTTCCAGGACAGCCTCCCGCCGTGCAGATGGGTTTTTTGAGGCGGGGGGTAACGCACGTGATCGAAGGGACTGCGGAAGCGCCGTCGGGGAGCGTGGGGCCTGTGCGAATGGATCCGGACTATCCCACCTTTTTGGAACTCGGGACTTCCAAGATGGCCCCGCGTCCCGTATGGGGGCCTGCGTATGAGGAGATAAAAGGAGAGGCGCAAGAGATCATGAGGGCCGCAGGACAAGGAGTATCGGCAGAGGGGGCGGAATAAATGCTCGCGACGAAAGCCTGGATTTACGGAAAACTCTCAACGGACGCGAGCGTTCTCTCTGCGTTCACTGACACGGATCACGTGACCGACGCTTACCCGGAGAAAGTCGAAGTATTCCCTCTTCTTGTCTTCATGGACAAGAACCAAGCGGACATGGAGTACGGAGACAATGCCCCGGTGATGTCGGCGCAATCGTTCGAGGTGCACGTGTTCACGAAACTCGACCTTGAAACGACTACGAACTTATCGATTCCGGTCTACGATCTCTTTCGCTCTCTCGATTTTTCGTGTACAATGAACGGAGAAGTCCCGGACCCTGTGGAAGGTGTCCGGCATCGCGTAATGAGATTTTCTCGGGAGCTGTTCCCGAGCGACTTAATTTAGGAGGTACGCAATGAGCGATTTAGTGCGTCCGAAAATAGGCGTTGACTCCGTGTACGTTGCCGCGCTCACGCTCGACAACGGGACGGACGCTCCGACCTACGGAACTCCGGCACGGCTCGCGGGAGCGGCAAAGGTTTCAGGAAACCCGAACAGCTCCCTCACGACCGATTTCGGAGACAACAAGGCTATGTTCACGGCGAATGCGCGCGGGGCGCTTCAAGCCTCGATCGAGCTTCTCGACGTGGACCCGGATGTCTTGGCCCTGGTCTTGGGGCAGACTCGCGCGAACGGGATCACCGAAGAGAGCGCCACGGACATGGCTCCGTACTACGCCCTCGGGTTCCGTGTGTGGCTCGGCGGGACGGACGACTCGGGCGACAAGGTCTACGAGTACTTTTGGTACGTGAAGGGCCGCTTCGCGATCCCGACCGACCAGGGTGCCGAGACCAAGAAGGACAAGATCAATCCCCAGCACACGACCCTCATGGGCGAGTTCATTGCCCTCGAGTACAACGAAGTCATGTGCGTGCACGGACGAACCGACGTGGACCTCACTGCCGCCGCGGCTGCCGCGTGGTTCACGAACGTCGTGTACACTTCGAGCCAGTCCTTGACCGCGGTCACTTTCGACTCGGTCGTTGGAGACGCCGGAGCGCACACGATCACCCTCACGTTCGGAAAGGGAGGGGAGACGTTCTCCCTCGTGGAGCCCGACGACAATACCCAGGTCAGAGTCTTCGTGGCCTCGACCGGACTCTTGCTCGCGGGAACCTACACCTACGCCGCGAGCGCCGCAGGAACCACGCCCACGCTCGTGATCACGAACTCGAACATCTCGGGAGTGCCGTACACCGTGTTCGTGGACAGCCTCAAGGACAACAACGGCGTGACCGTGACTCCGAAGGGCCTCACCGTGACCCCGGCCTGATCGTGATTTAGGATATCGGGAGGGCTTCAAAAACCCTCCCGATTTTGAATCAATTTTTGCACAAGGAGCAAAAAATGGAAAACAAGGAACTCTCGAACATCTCCCCCTTGATCGTGGAACGAACCCTCGGCGGAAGCGTCCGTCAATTCAGGTTCGGGCATCGCGCGTGGAAGTACGTGCAGGAAAAGTACAAGGGCCTCCAGCAGTACATGGAAGCCTCGAAACAAGCGGACCCCGATATGCTTGTCGAACTCCTCGAGGTGACCCTCGTCATGAAGGAGACGGAGACCCGGCCCACGAAAGAAGTGTTCGAGGACTGGCTCGATGAAGTCACGTTCGGCGAAGAGCTCATGCTCTTTAGGGAAATTCTTGAAGCCGCGACGGCCTCCCTCCCGAAACCGAAAAACCCTACCCAGAACGGCAGGGAGGAGAAGTAAAGCCCTGGCCGTGGGAATATCTGTTTACCGCCGCGCAAGTGGAGCTCGGGAAAAGTGAAGAATGGTTCTGGACGGTTGAGCCGAAGATCCTTTTTGTGATGCTCGGGGAAAAGAGGCGACTTGAGCTTTCAAAGATGAAGACCTTGGCGTATTTGAACCAGGGAGGCACGATCGATGAAGAGGAAGAAGAGCTTCCCGGAAAGGACCGTCCGGCTACGGCTGAAGAGCTTGCGTGGCTTCACAGGAGCTGAACGATGAGCGATAATTTTTCATTCAAATATACGTTCGGCGCTGACGACTCAGGATTTCAAAACGTCCTGAGTCGTGTTTCAGGCTCCCTTGACGGATGGGGAATTAGTCTTGACACCATCTACGGAAAATCAACTTCTCTTTTTAAGTCCTTCGGCGTAGACATCGACAAGTTTGCCGGGAAAATCGGGACCACGGGACCCGCGCTCGCGGCAGGCGTTGGGCTTGCTGTTGCTGGGTTCCAGGCGTTGAGTAAGATCGTAGCAGAGACCACGGAAGCGTGGCGGAGCGACGAGATAGCCCTCGTCAAGTTCAACACCGCGATCGAAGCAAGCGGGGAGATGGGCGAGGGCGCCTCGGACAGGCTCAAGGATTACGCGCGAGAACTTTCGTACATGTCCGGGGAAGCGCAAGCCGCGACGCAGACTCAAATCGCGATGCTTGTCGCGACAGGCAGGACGGAAGAAGAGGTCGTCAAGATTACCCAGGCGGCCATGGGCCTTGCAAACGCGACAGGCGTGAGCGTCCAGACTGCCATGGAACAGCTCAACGCCACCTTCTCCGGAACCGCCGGACGCCTCACGAAAACCACGCCGGAACTCTTAAGCCTCACGAAAGCGGAACTCGCGAATGGAGAAGCCGTTGACATCATGCTCGAGAAGTACGGCGCGTTCTCCGATTCTTTGTCAGGCACCACGGACGTCTCGATTAAGCGTCACGAAAACGCGATCTCGGACTTGAAATCGGTCATGGGCTCTTGGTTCGAGATGGGGATCAAGCCTATCCGCGACGGTCTCACGAAGATGATTGAGTATCTTGTCGAGCATCAAGAGATC